CGCCAATAGAAAAGCCCTTGAGCTTGGCCTCTTTGACCAATTTCCAGACCTTGGCGTCAGTCACCTTGACTGTCATGATCCATGCGCCCTCTTTGACTGTGGTGCCATTGATCACAACGTCATGTGGAGCGATCCAAGACTCAAGAAGCTCAAATTGTTGCTTTCCAAAATACTTGTGCATTAGGCCAAGTTTGGTGGCCTTGTTGTACCTTGCTACGAATTGGTGCGCCGCCTTCCTGATCACCTCCTTGCTCATGATGTCGCCTTGGGCGTCCACCACTTCTGGCTGGAGCACGACGCCTGTGACAGTCTGCTCATCAGCATTGGCTTTGATCAGGGGCACATAGATGTTCTTTTGGACTTCAGTTGTCTCCATGTCCTCTGCCTTCTCTTGAGGCTCCAGCTTGACCTTGGGCTGCTTTGGCTTGACGCCGCTGCCGCCTGGTAGCCCCCTTGCTGGGTGCAATTTGCCGCTGTCGCTCAAGTCTCCAGCATCGATGGTCTTGGCGACAACTTTGTGTTGCCCCTTCTCATCGGCTGGAAAAGCTCTGCGTGGTAGCCTTGGCACATCTCACCTCGTTTGCGCAATTCAACACAACAAGGTAAGAGTAGATTGGAAGCGCCAAAAAGGAAAGCATCACACAGGCATGAAACCCGTTATGCTTTCTTGATTTTGTGCAAATGATGTGGGAGAACGGCTGAAACTATACTTCTTCAACCATGATTTTGCTGGAATTTGAAAATGCGATGGGCAGATTGTCCAAGAACTTTTGGCCGTCCTTGGGGGTGAAAAGACCTTTTGCTGTCACGATCCCGTTGCGCTCCAAGTCATCCTTGAACCACTCGGTGTCCTTCTGCCAGTCAGCGACCAACTTGCCCCCAGACATATTGAATGTGACTAGGTGCTTGTATTTGCCTGTATCTGGCTTGTATATGGTGACCTTGAGTGCCATCTATTATCTCCTATGCGGTTCTGCCCACTTTCGCTGAATCACCCGCCAGTCTTGGCCCCTGGCGTGGAACTGATGAATTGCCCTGCTGATGTGATATTCTGCGGAGCAGCCCCTGCATCTTTGTATGCCTCTCCAACGATCTTGATGATTTTCTCTCTGTCTCCTGGCTTGACCAACGTCAACGGTTTGTTGGTGGCCCTGCTGAAAAACTCCATGACCTTGGATGTGGAGTTGTACTCAGGCATCTTGTCTATGATTTGTGGGTTGATTTGCAGCGCCCTGATTCTGATCAACGTTTCCATCGTGGCCTGGCTGGGCACACCCGCTTCCCTGAGCACCTGGGCAACTCTCTCCAACTTCAACTTCCTGATTGCCAACACGCTCGCCCGATCCAATTTGACCAACGAGTCTGCCAACGTGGATGGCGCATCAGTTGGGAAAATGTACCTTGCAGGCATCCCCTTTGGGAATGTCAGCCCGTTGTCGATTGCGATGGCGTTGTATGCCGTCTTGCCGCCCCTCTTCACGGCCTTGAACATGATATTCTGCGTGTGTCTGTCGTCATTGGCCCCGATGACGTCAAGCAAAAACATCCTGCGGATGCGCGGATCGTTGTTCAGTTGGCCCGCATAGGCCATGCTCCTGACTGCAGACCCTACATCATCCATGTCCTTTGCCCCTGGAACATAGTGTTGCAGGCTGCCAATCTTACCAACGCCTGGATCACGAGACACAGTTGGTGGCACAACCATTGTGCCGCCCATCTCCCTGTCGATCTTGTACATGGCAGCTTCCCTGGCGTGGTATGTCCCAGGCTCGATGCCCCTGCGCAAGCTCATCTCGCTCTCAGCTGTCTTCCAGACAGCCTTCACTTTGGTTTGGTCTGGCGTCTGTAGGGTTGCCATCTGCGCCCCGTTGACGCCCTTCCCGATCTGCTTTGCGCTGATCATCCTGCTCGTCAGCAAGTTGCGGATGATTTTGTCTTCAGCACTCTCCTTTTTGACACCAGGCGGCATGATCTCCTTGGGCCTCACTGGCCTGGTGCTCGTTGGGAAGTCCATTGGTTGCAGATCTGAATATGACCCAACCTCATCGGACACATCAACTGTACACCTGCACCTGAAGTGATATGGCGGCAAGGAGAATCCAGCAGCGGCAAGCGCCGCTTCATCCTTCCCCTCGACAGCCTTGGCACTCCTGGGCCATGGGTGTATTGCCTTGATGTCCTCTGGGCTCTTGGCCATGAACTCCTGCTCAATCTGATTCAACCCCTGCTGCAAGCTGAACGTCTTGCCTTGCAGCGAGTCACAGACTGCGCAGATCCTTGTGCCACCTGGATTGGTGATGGTGTAGCGCGTGATGCCGACCTCGGCAAAACTCCGCATCTGCCCATACACCCGTCCAACCGTCATCGCATTGGCGACAAGCCCTTCAAAATACTGCTTCTCAGTGCCTATGAATCCTTTGGGCGTGACAACCTTCCCCAACATCGCCTTGACGCGGTCAGCCATCAGCTGGCCCGCAACGGCTGGACTTTGCCCCGCCTCGATCATCGCCTCGCGTGTTGTGTCGCTGATCGAGTTTGACAGGTTGGTGTCGTAATGTTCACCAATCCAAAATGTGTTCTTGTCCTTCAGCGCCTGGACAGCCTCTTCATCGACAAGATCAAACGATGGAAGCGCTTGAACCTTTGCCTTTTTGACAGTTGACGTTGTGCCCTCTGTCTTGGGCACGTTGAACTGGAGCGATGCCATAGACTGCTTGGTGGCCTTCTTGTAGCCTGCCAGCCTGGCCAGCCTGTACACAGCGACTATTTCTGTGTTGAATGTGGCTGTTACGTCCTTGGCCCACTTGTTCATGACGTTGGCGATTGCGGCTGCAATCTTGTCGGCAGGCTTCAAGTCCTTTGCCATCTTGACAGCGACCTTGACCGCCTCTGCTTTGCGTGCGTTCCACTTCCCTTCCAGGAAGCTCCGCAAGCGCAACTCAGCCCGCGCAATCTGCGCAACCTCGCTCAACTTGAGCACTTTCGCAATCGTCAAATCGGATGATGCGCTGTTGATGTATGCCTTGGTCACGCCAATGGATACATACTTGCGCTCATGCAGCTTTATGACATTGCTGTGGCAATCATCGCACATGTTGCCACCTTACATGTCAAGGTCAAAGTCTGTGGTGTCCTCGACCGATCTGGACTTTTCGACCTCTGTTTGCAGACGCCTCTCCAGCTTCTTGTTGATGCTGAGCAGGTGGTCAACCATGGGATCGCTGCCCAGCCCGCTGACCATCTCGCTGTTGCCGCACTTGGTGCATTCAGCCTCGATGAGCGTTGGCTCTTCAATATCTGCATCGACATCCCAAAGCCTCTTGAGCGCCGTGAGTTGTTGCCCTGGCTCAGTCGGTTCTGCTTTGTTCTTGACCGCCTCTGCCATGGTGAGGCTGAACGGCACATCAGATGGGAAGTCTGCTGGGAAGTCTGGAAGCTCTGCTGACAAGATGTCTTCAAGCATCACGCGTGCGATGCGTGGCGTCATCCCGCCTGTCTTCTCAGCGCCCGCCAGGATCTTGACCAGCTGCTGATTGTCTGTCGTGTTGGGGCTGTTGCTCTTGTATTTGTGGTACACAATCCCCATCTCAGGGAACAAGATGCGGTTGATCAGCTCATCAAACTCCTGCCGCTCTGGAGCAAAGATCTGCTCATCTGCAAGCACCCGACTGGCCTCAGCCGTTGCCCTGGTGTATTCATCCGTGCGACCGACAAAGATCGGTGGAAGTCTCCAAACCCGCCTCACCTTGTCCTGGTTGTTCTCGCTGTAATTCTGGAACAACGCATCCTTGTGTTGCTCCTTGACCAATGGTTTGACCTCGACCTTGGCGTGGCTGCCGCTTTCCTCGCCCTCCATCAAGCCTTCAGCTTCCAGCAACAAAAACTTGCTGTAATTGTCGCTGCCCTGAATCTGGCTCTCCACAAAGCTCTCGATGCGTTGAATTGAGCCCTCGGTGAGCTGCCCATTGCTGACCAACACGACCATCGATGGAATATTGTTGTTCCTGAAGGTCACATAGTTGATCTCTTCAGCAGCCCTGTCTCCAAAGATGCTGAGCATGTTGCCGATATATCGGGGCAACCCGTATGGCGTGCGAGCTGAGTACAGCTTCATGTGCACGACCTCGTTTGCCCTGTCTTCTATGGGCAGCTTGGCGTCTGCGATCTGCCCTGTGCGATTGTCATATATGCGTGTGTCACCAAACTCCTTGAACCACCTGATTTTGTGCCCTCCAACCGTGGATAGGTTGCGCAGGTACACC